TCCTGTTTAGAAAAAATACCAAAGTATATTACCATTATTATATATCTATTTCTATTCTTTAAATGCAAGTTTAGCAATTTCATTGCCTAAATTATAGGCAGAAACACTAAATTTTCTATTTAATTCCTCATATCTCCACTGAAGACTTTCTAGTAAAGTCTCTTTCGAAACTCCACTATTTTCAAATTCATCAATACGAATTTTACTTAAACTATGTATATCATTTAATTCTTTATCGTATTCATTTTTCAAGCTTACTAATTCTTTTGGGTAAAAATCTAGTTTTTTATTAAAGCATAATTTTTCATACCCATCGAGGAATGATCTTTCTAAGATATCTAAATTTTTATAATCTTTGGTAAATTTTGGACTAGTCCTGGTTCCATGTTGGTTTGAAGGTCTAGCTTTGTTGTTTGAAGTATTCTCTGCGCCACTTTTGTTTGACTGAGAATTTTGCCCTTTAGCTTTTGCAATTTCTTCTTCCTGCTTTCTTTGTTTAGCTATACCTTCTGGAGTTATTGCAGAAGTAGAAGCATTTGCCAATGCTTCTCCAGCAGAAGCCATGTTCAAGCTCTTTAACATAGACATGGGTTCTTCGTAAAGCTTAAAATGATTACTTTCTCTTTGTTCATCAGTCATGGGCTCAAGCCTTAAGCGCTTTCTTGCCTCACCTTCACTTATTAGATTATTAAGCCATAGTTGAATAGTTTGGTTTTCTTGCTTTGCTATATCTTCCTTATCTACTCCGCCAAATTTTATTTCAACTCTGTTGTCTGGATTCATTACATCGTATCCACCTTCCAACAGTATTTCTTTAAATACATAACTTTGTATAAAGATCTTCATTTGCTTCTGGCAAGCTTCTACAGCTTTTGAAGCGCTTTTTGACATTACAAGTGCTGTAGCTCTATTGGAGGTATCTCCTTCTCCGAAGTCTACTGGACCAACGTCAAGGGCTGCAAAAACTCTTTTCTTGAAATATTCTAAATAACTTTCTGCTCTTAAAGCTCTTCCTTCTGAACCAATTGCTTCAATTTTATGCCTATGGTCTGAAACATAAATGCCACCTGCTGGCATGTATTCTATTGTCTTCTTAACAATATCTGTTTCTTTAATACCTTCAGGACTATATCTTTCTGGCAAATTATCAGAACCTACAGTGTAGTGGAATAATGGATGCAAGCTTGAATCTATTAATTGTTCTATTTGTTCTTCTAGCCTTCTCAATAATGCAATATCGTCTAATGCTGGTAACACTTCTGGTGTTCCCATAGAAAATCCAGGCTTCTTATTTGTATAAAAATGAATAACATCAAATTTTGAGAATTCTTTTGTTTGCCCAGTGCCTGGCATTCTTTGTAATACTTTTTTAATTTCTCCACTTACAGTAGTTTTAAATTCTAAAGTTTCAAATGGTAAAATAAAGTAGCCTGCAATTGGATCAAGTTTTTGACCTGTTGGGCTTTTTCTTGTGCTGCCTGTAGATGCTTCGTTGTTTCTAACTTTGACCCACATGCAATTTGAGTATCTAAAAAGATCATGAGCTGTTTGAATTAACAATAAATCAAATGGTGTTCCGCTAACATTCTCCATCTCAGATAATCTTTTCTTTAAATATGAAACTACATCTTTGTTTTCTCCTGTAATTTCATACCCAGCCAAAAGAAATCCATTTACTTTCTTTTGAATAGCTTTGAAAAGATATGCATCAGTATCTTGAGCAACTTGTATTTCTTTTATATTGTCTATGTATTCGGGAACGAACCATTGCCCTCTATGCCTTAATGAATATGGCATAGCTCTGCCTGATATCTTTTTTACACCAATACCTGGAATTGGTGCTCCTAGCGGAGTGTTTCTATCTTTAAGTGTAGCTGACAACGCTAACTCAAATAACTCGCTGTTCATGGTGTAGCTCCTTCATAACCAAAAGGTCCCATTTTTTCGTTAAAAAATTGTGTAAATTTTTCATTTAGTTTTTGACTATCTGCATCTGATGCTACATGAAAGCAACTGTTAATTTCTATTACATCTTCAAAATGTCCGCCAACACTTCTTACCGATAAAGCATGTTCCGAATTACTCATTGCAGATTCTCCGCCTTCATAATGAGTACCTCCTTCATGAGTGTCACCTGTTGCTGTAAGGGGTTTTGATTCAACATCACTCATATTTCTATTCAAACATTCACTTAATTCTTCTAAGAAAGTATCCATATCATCACAATTCCAGTCATGGCTTGCTAATTCCATTAGAGCCATTATCAGAGCAATAAGATCCAGAACCATCATTATAAGTCCGCTTTGCAATATACTGAAAGAAAGTTGTCCTTGCAATAAAGAAGATAAAGATTTTAAAGCATAAATTATATTCTTAGCCATGTGCTGTATCCACTCAATAAATTCCTGTAAGCAAAGAATTGGAACTTGCAAATATCTTGCAAATTTTAAATCACCACGCTTTGCTGCTTTATATGCAGTGTCTTTTGTTCCGTACTGGACACCAGTTACCATGCCATCGGGAAACGGATTCCATCCTTGAAGAGTTCCTGTTTGTTTAGTTGCACTAGCAGCTTTGTATGCTTTTTCATCACCAAAGGCACCCCATCCATCAAATCCAGCACTAGCATTTTTTCCACTAAAAACTTCGCCCCAAGAAGCGTCATTGTTTCCTCTTCCTTTTGTACCATATACTGCACCGTTATTCTCCTTGCCAGTCCACATATTGCCTAGAGCCTCTTGAGTAACATAATAGTTCCAAAATTGATTAGTCGTATTTAAGAAATTTGCGGTTTGACCCATTAGGTCTTGAATAACCCTAAGTCCATTAAGAACACATTTTATAGGAGCCATTGCGATAGCAACTAATTGTTCAAGTATAGAGCATAATGAGTCTAATATCATCTTGACTAGTGGACCTATCAATCCTGTCCAGTCTAATCTTAAACTCAATCCATTTATCATATATTTCTGCAACAAGCCTGCTAGAGCTGCTAAGAACATACTCCAGTTTGGTAGACAAAAAATATTCCAAAGCAAATCAAGCCATTTACAAATCTCCTTTGCCAAATCTATAGGATTTAATCTATCCCAAATCCAATCAAGCAAGCTTTCCAATTGCTTTAATAGCTTATCTACTTCAGCTAATAGGTTTACATCTGGAAACTCCCAACTTAAACCTGCATCTAAAAAACAGTTCCAGCAATCCTCAAGATAATCTCCATATGTCTCATAATTCTCAGCCATCTCCTTGGTCATAAACCAAGGATCTTCAGGCAGTTTTTTATCAGAGCCAAATTTTGCGTCAAATTCCCATTTAGGCGGATCCTTACCCTCTCCCCACCATTTTCCAGTATTAGCCCATTTGGCATCTATTCCTTCAAATTTTACCCCTGGGGCATAGCCGCAAACTTCTGCTTCTTTCCATCCAGTTCCCCAAGAATCCCAGACAGCACTTATGCTTCCAGATTTGCTTTCTCTTTCTGCTAACTCTGCTTCATCTTTGCAATCTATATCATCGTCATCACAAGGGCTTGGGGTAGTTCCAGCTTCAGTTCCCCCTTCTGAACCTGTCTCTCCTTGTTCAGTATCAGATCCATCACTTAATCCAAATCTTGCAGTTCCAATTTTTGGCTCGTTGTTTTCACTCTCATCTACTGGAGGATCTTGAACTAAGTTCAAAGAGTTTTTAGCACTCCATGTAATTACTTCAATACCTTGCAGAGGTTTCCACAAGGAAACCTTAGCTGCATTTTTATCACCTTTAGGCATTTTACAAGAAGCTTTTATAGCACCTTCTTCATAAGCATTAATTATTTCTATAAGGTATGCATAAAGATAATGCTTATCTTGTTCGCTTCTATTATTAGGTATTTCCATTTTTAGTCTTCGTCACTTAAATCAATCAAATCAGGGTATACCTTTGAGCCATCTTTTCCTTCATCTAAATATACCTTGTAAATAAAAGCTCTTTCTAAAGCTCCCAAATTACTTTTTGTATCAACAGGATCATCTTCTAGCAACTCTGCGAATCGGCTAGATATCAGCGATATTTTTCCAGTTAAATCTCTCACCACTCTTTCTAAATCATCTTTATGTACAAAGTCCCTGCCAATTTTCATGAAAAGTCTTTCGTAGTTTTCTTCAGCTCTAACCGGATCATTTTCTAAATCTGGAGATTCGCCTCTTGCTGAATCTTTCAGTAAACCCATTTTAGTCATCTCCTTCCATAGCTAAAGATTGCATATCTGTCAATTCTATAACTTTTTTCATTTCCATGGCAGCTTTATATTGTTCCCAGGTAATGTTGCCATCGCTAGATCCAAAAACAGATTTCATTGCTTTTTTTAATCTAGGTTTTCTTTTATAAGAATAAATATAGGGCTTTCCATCTTTACCTTTATCATTCTTAGTTAAGCTGTCATCTATAAAGGTTCTAATTTTTAACAGTTTGTTTTCTATTCTTTTCACTGTTACCAAAGTTTCTTCCTTTGTGTTTCTCACTGCTTCTTTTTCTGTATCCGTTGTTAAAAGCTTAGGAGCTGCCCCTCCTTCTGTAAGAGTCATTTTTTTAAATTTGTCTACACTGTCTTGTAGAACGTTCATCTTTTCAGCTTTTAATTCATCGATCCATTCTTCTTGTGTTCTAATCGGAGCAAAGTTTTTTACTATATCTCCTTCTTCTGGATTGAATTTTGGTGAATACATGTTAAAGAAAATGTCTGATCGCTTTTTACTCATCCTGCAACCCCTCTACTTCCTTAACATAATAAGTTAAGCCTAGCTGCATGTTCTCTCTTATATGAGCGTCTTCTCCACCTGGACAATATATTCTTACCCATATTGGATGATTTGTAAAAGTATCGGCTCCGTCAAAAGAGCCGATATCTGGAATGTGTACACTACTTCCAGTCTTTACCATATCCCATTCTTCTTCAGTTGGTCTTCTTTTTCCATACATTAATTTTATACCCCAACCAGTGGATCCGAATTCACCTTTATCGTCATAACCTCCAATAATTGCAGGTGTGATCCTTATATTTGTATACCACTTTCCAGGGTGTTTATTTCGTACAAAAATCAATTGCTCGTGTGAGTCGCCAATATGACCATTGTGAAAAGATCTTAACGGATTCGATTCGAATGATTCATATTCTGAATCGAATATATGTAATCTAGGTGTTTCGTTAGACATTTTTATACTCTAGAATGTGTTTCCTCGGTGAGCGTTAAACCCTCGCCTATGATTGTTTTTTCTGTTTCCTCCACCCATTGCACCAAATAAACCTGCTCCAGCCATCATTGCATGTCTGGCTTGGATTGTCTGAACACTAGGACCCATCTTTAATGCTGCTCCAGCCATCATGCCTCCGAAACCACCTTCTTCACTAGCAGCTCTTTGTGCAAGCTTTCCGCTTTCACCAAACATTGCTGAACCTTTGCCACCTAACTGTGTAGTCATATTTCTATGAATTCCTCTAGCAGCATAACCAAAACCAATACCTACTCCAGCTCCTTGAAGGAATTCACCTCCAGTAGCCAAAGAAGCGGTACCACCAATAGTTCCCATAGCTAGCATACCACCGATTCCACCTCTATCCAATGCACCAGTGAACCAATTTCCTGGCTCAGTATATCCAGCCCAATCTTGAGGTGCTCTTGCACCAGGAACAGCATCTTCTATTGGAGCTGCTGTAGATCTTTGTGCTCTTTTTAATGCGTCCAGTTCTTTGGCTGCTTCCTCTGGAGGAATATGCCTAGTTCCTCCTCTGGCTTCTCTTCTAACACTTTCTGGAGCAACTGATGTTCCTTTTGGGACACCTATCATTACATCATCACTACGCTGAACAGTTTGTTCTAACAGGCTGGCAGCTCCTCTTCTTGTGACTGGCATTACTTTTCTCCTTACTTTCTCCAGCCTCTAGATTTCTTATTTTTTCTTTTAAATGGAATGTGGTGGGTTTCACCAATAAGATCTCCAGAGGTTGGACTATTTACATTTTGTTGGATACCTTCTAAGAGTGAAGGCTTGTTGTTTTCTTTAATAAATTTACTGCTTCTATTTCTTGGTTTGTTTTCCTCAATTAGTCCTTGACGAATATACTTCTGATGGATGGCTTTTTGTTCTTCTTCACTTCCATTTCCTCTTAGAATTTGCAAAACACTAAAAGCTCCTGGTACTTTATGTTTTTTAAGATTATTCAAAATATCCCTTGCTTCTCTTTGAGGAGAAATATAGCTTTTCTCTTTGTCAATTTCAACTAACCCTGGAGAAGAAATCGGTAAATTTTTCCCAGAATATATAGATTCTTGCAAAGATAGGGCTGCTAATGCAAGCATCATTGCATCTAATCTATGGTCTCCTATTCTTTCGTTTTCCATTCCATAGACAGGCTTATTTGTTGAAGCCTGTCTTCTTAGTATAACATAATTAGATAATTGTTTCTTTAAAGTTTCATCAGAAGATGGAAATTTAAATAAACCATCTTCTAAAGTTCTTACAGCATTTTCAACCAGGAAATGCTTTCCTGCTTTTTTAATATCTTGCCCAGTAATAGGATCTTTTAGAATTACATTCTTTGAAAAATTAAAAGCCACTAATCTGTCTGACAATTTAACTGTTTGCAAATCCATTTGTGTTTTATTTCTTTTCCCACGCAAAGTTTGGGATTGATAGTGCAAGTCTTCAATTATAGTGTGCCCATAACCTTCATCTGCATATATCCAGTCTGGCTTCCATTTGTAATTCAATCTAAGAACTTCTTGCATCCATCTCTGAGATGAATTCTCACTTGCTGGAACATTAATAGCATCAAGTGCATACCATAATCCTTGATTTGGAGCATAACCTAACACAAAGAATTCTGTCCCTGCATTTTTATTCCAATCAATTCCGATACTTACCAACATATTCTCATAGTCAACAACACCTATTTTAGGTCTTGCATCTGGTCTAGAAACTAAGTATTCGTAATCTGCTCTGGCAGCTTGAATCCATGAAGGTCGAAAAACTCCATACATGCCTTCTATAAATTCAGCCATGTACTCTGTTGCAAATGATTCTTTTGTACTTTCAGATTCGATTTCTTCTTTAATCTGTTCCCAGTGGGGCAGAACTGTTGTTGGATAGTAATCTTCTTTAAAGTCTTCTCGTGTTAAACACCAATTATAAAACTTTGCTCTTTTACCAATTGGCGTAGAAGTAGCAATCATAATTGTATCTGGCGTTGTAGCTAAAATAGGAGAAACAACTTTATCTAAAATATCTTCAGGTATCATATCCATCTCATCAAGATATATGACGTGAGCACTTTGACCACGCATTGTACCACCACCAGAACCATCTTCTTTCACCCCAAGTCCAGAAACAAAACCTTGTATGGTCGAACCATTCTTAAATTCCATTTTAAATGTTGGAGTTTTTATATAAAGATTATCTGCAGTACCTGTAGTAACTTCTGATCTTAGATCAGTATTTCTCTTTATAAGTGATTCGATTTCTTCAAAGATATTAGTTAGTTGTGCTTGATATGGTGTTACCACCATGATATCAGGTCCAAGTATTACTGGATTCCCATCAGAATCCCTACCTTTCTCTACTCTTAGATTGTAAGCATAATACAATAACTTTAATGCCATTGCGAAAGTTTTGCCACTACGACGACCTTCTCTTACTGCTATTCTTTTAGAAGTACATCTAAGTTGTTCTTTTTGGTAAGAGCGAATAGACCATCGCTGATCTTCATCACTGAAACCAAACATAACCTCACACCAAGCTACTGGGTCTATCGTAGACAATAATAATTTCTTAGCTCTTTCAATTGGCATATCGCTTTTTAAAGCGATTTCTTTTATTGTCTTAGAAGATCCAGGTGGTAGACTTTTTGGAATAAAACCACACTGCGGTTTAAACGTATTTTTCTTTTTACTATTCGGATCATCGTACTTTGTGATTTGCCTTATTTGACAATTGACACAACTTCTATGAACATCAGTTCTTATATTATAATTCTTTTCAAAGTATTTTACTAATTCAGGATCTGCAACTGCATCAGGATCTTGATATTCATAACCATACTCATTTGTTTTATATAATTTTTTAACTAATTCTTTTATATTTTTCTTCATTGTTTTCTTTCATCTGTATATTTTTTTAAATTTTCGAATAAGTTAAGAGTATAGTCAATATTGAAAATTTTTGGTATTTGTACAAAAGGTACAAATCCATGAATTAAGAAAAAAATTGATCTAATAAACAAATTAAGACTTACGCTTACTGCAAATTTAAAATGACTAAAATAAGTTTCTTTATTTTTATTTAGATGATTAAAATCAATCATAGCTTACCTGTAAGTGGAAAAATAATTTATAGGCCTGTGCATTAAAGTTGCTTCTTGACCTAATGCTGATCGTGCATTTAAATGAGATTTATGCATAGCTTGAACTGCTCTCTGCCTCATAGTGACAGCTCCCTGAGTCATAAAGGCTGCTGTGCTGCCTGCAGTATGTGCCATCTTATTTTGCTGTGACCTTCTGTAGCCAGACTTCAGTAAATTCCCTCCTGCTTTCATGACTGCAGTAGAACCACCTACTATCGCTGCTGTACCCAATGCTAACAGTGGCGACCTCATTAATCTCGCACCAGCAAAGGCACCAGCAAAGGCACCAACTGGACCTGCTATTTCTTGCCCAATTCCAGCACCAGCATAAGCACCTAAACCTGTTGCTAAACCTGTAAGCATTTGAGAACCGAACCAATGCGTTCTAGCTCTAGTGTATGTTGCTTCAGTTCCTTTTATTGCTTGTCTTACATATGCTTGATTTGAAATAGCTGTACTAGCTGCAAGATCTAATACTAAAGCATCATACAATCCTTTCATTCCATTTTCTTGATAGCCAGCATACATAAAATAACTTGAAGCAGCTATACTTATTCCAGGAACCATCCAAGCACCCATACCTCTAGGGGTAGCAACTTTTCCATGAGTTATTCTTCTGTTGGGATTGTCAGCAAAAGTTGATCTTGTGCCACCTTGCCCACCAACGTTATGTGGACTACCTGGATTTCTAGATCCTACCCCTCTCATATCATAGCTTGGGGTATGGATTGTTTTAGAATCCAATATTGCCATAGGGGATGGCATAACTCCTGTACGTGCTGGAGCATTAACATGGAAGGGTCCGAAATTTCTTATTTCCCCGCCCATAGCAACAACACCAACATTTTTATGACCTACTTCAGGCACAGCTCCGAGCATAAACCCGAAACCACCTTCTAAGCCTGTAGCAGCAGTTTGCATCATTTCTCTAATCATTTTTACATCCTATGTCTTCCAGTTGAATCATTTGACATTATATAGTGGTTAACTTGTCTTTGTAATCTTTGTTGCACAATTGATCTTTCTTCTTTTAATCTTCTATCTGTATCATAAAGCACCCTGTGGTGTCCTTTCTTTTTAGAAAAAATACTCGTACTTGTTTTCATTGAATCCAATACAAGAGACTTGTCAAGCTTTTTAAAATTTCTTCCTGCTAGCTTGCTTTCTTCAGAACTTCCCCTTGTTTTCATAAGGGAATTAACTTCCCTTAATTGCTGATTCATATAATTCTTATGGGGACTGTTTACCTGGTTGAACGTATGGATTGATCTCCAGTTTTCTCCAGTCCCTTCTTTATCATATACATTTCTGCCTAACGATTTAATACGTTTGGAAATTTCTGTAGCCTCTATTGCAGAAGCAGTAGAATAGAATCCTTGTGATTGAGCGTTATCCATTAGGGCGCGAGTACTTAGCATACTACTATTTCTTGCCAATCTCGAACTGTTCATGAGCGTGTTAAAGGTAAACCTTGTACCAGATTCCTCAACTATCTGATCATAGGCTTGGAAATATGGTGTACTCCACATTCCTTTCTGGCTGCTTCTAGACATACTTTCTGCAGCAACATAAGTAGCATTGTCTATCATGCTAGTCACATTCTTACCTTTTATGGGACTGAAAGCAGCCATACCCTTTCTAACAAATTCTCTATTTAAGTCTTTGTTGTGATCGAGAAGCACACCTACACCACGGCCATATGTAATATCGTCAGGATTTACAACTAGTTTTAAATTTTGAGCATTCCTGACCATTGCTTTAGCAAGTTCTTTAGCCTTATAAGCATATGGTTGAGCTTTTCCTCCGTGTGCAGTTTCAGGAGCATCAATTCCTTGAAGGCGAAATTTGTATTCTTGTCCGTGTCCGAACCAGCTAGCTATAGTGTTTTTTATACCAGCCCTTTGAATTGAAATGGTATCTGCATCAGTCATTCTCCATTTCCAGTTTCCGCTGGAAAGATCTAATTGCAGAAGGTTTTTACCTTTCAGCCCAGTTCCTCTAGGATCAAAAGGAGCCATTTCTCCGAAAGCGTAATTGTAATTTGAGTACCTAACACCGCCAGTTGATAATCCCCCTCCGCCTTTTATTGCATTAAAATACGACCCTACAGCAGAAGCTGGATCATAATGGTTCTTGGCATATTGGTTTCTAAGGACTCGTTCTCTATCTTCTAGTAAGCCCCATTGCTCAAAAACGCTATTTGATGCTACAGGACCTCTGTAAGGGGAACCAAAATCACTCATCATCTTTCTTAGTAAGGGATTCACCCCTCCATGTGAAAGCCCAGTTATATTAAATTGGTTTCCGTTTTTTTGCATATGGCTGTTATCTAAACCAAACATATTGCTTTGGTTGGCAAGCCATCTTTCATAATTTACATGTCGTATGCTTTCTGGACCTCGCCGTTGATCACGATTTTGCATAAGAGCGCCAAAGGCTCCCGCTGTACCGACACCTAAAGCAAACATGCCAAACATTTTGGCTGATCCTTTAGTGAGGCCTCTATTAAGGAGAGCATTCCACTGTTTTGTTTCTTTTGGTAACCCTAGAGACTTTACAGACTTGTTAAGGTTTGATCCAAATTCATCGCTTGCGAAAAATTGAGAAAGTGACCTTCCTCTTCCAGTGTCTTCCGCTAATAATTTTGCACTATGAGCTAATCTCTCTCTATTCCTAATCTCTATAACGTTTCCTGCGTCTTTATTTATTTGTATTGCTTGCTTTTGAACTAATTTATCAATCACATTTTTTTTGGCTAGATCTTTATCTGCAGCCTGATATGGGTCTTGCATCATTACATAATCAAGCGCTTTTTCTATGTTCGTAAATTTCCGCCTTATACTAGAAAGTCCGTCTACCTTAGTTCTTGTTCCGTCTTTTAAAAATACGTCTCTCTGATTTGTTCTATATGCATAGTGCTCTACTGTTTCATTGTTCGCGGCGAAATTTTGAAATACACGCGCCATGCGCTTTTCTAAATTTACGGTTTGCAGGTGTTTTGCAGATGCTTCTTGTACTGCAGCATACCTCATAGCTTCGTAAAGGGGTCCTTGACGCTGTTTTGCTAACCTCCCTAGCTCTTGCCCTCTAGTTGTTCCTGCAAGGTACTCTTGCAGCGCTTCTTGCTGTATTAGGCTTTGCCTAAAAACTTCTCGCTGAGTTACGGCGGTGTCCCACGCTGACATATGTTTTTCTGCTGTAAGCAGGGCATTCATTTCCCCCGTTTTAGCATAGGCGTGTAAACGCCCTTGAACATCCATAGATAGGGAATGCGGAGTACTTCCTGAAAGTAATCCTGCTTTTTGCATCATTGATTGTTGTGATCTAACGAGATCT